ATATCAATACCTTTGCCGTTAATCCAGTTCTGACTGCCCCAATAGATACGATTCTTTTTAATGAAGAGGCTACGCCAGTAGAAATAATGGCTGATATTTTATTTGAAAATATTGGTGGACAAGAACTAATTAATATTGCTAGAAATGATACAGTAAATGGTCAGCAGGTTATATATCAACCAATAAAAAATCTAAATACAATTCAGCAACAATATAACCCTAATAATATTGTTAGTCTTCAGGCTACATCAGATAAATACTTTCAAAATTTTTCTATTAAGTTTGAGTCAAAAGTTCCGAATGTTGGCAATGGCCCAAACGGAGAACATGTTTATATAGATCCAGAAACAGGCGATTTAATTATTGAGGTAGTTAATATTGAAGATGGAGAACAGGTTCAAGTTGAAATTACCAGCAGTGGTACAATATATGAGGCGGAATTATGATTACAAATACTGGACAGGCTATCATTGGTAAGTACCTTCTTGGGCAGGCACCTGCCTATGCGTCCTATATAGCCGTAGGATGCGGAGCACAGCCCCTAGCAACTGCTGACCCATATGGAGACTACTCTGCAAAAGAAAACCTTGACTTTGAGATGCTAAGAGTTCCAATTTCTTCACGTGGCTTTGTGAATGACGGCGGTACAGAGAAACTAGTCCTAACAGCAGAACTACCTACAGAAGAAAGATATGAAATAACAGAGATAGGAATATTTTCAGCAGGATCAAACCCATCTGCTGGAGCATATGATAGCAAGACTGTCTTTGCATTTACGCAGGGAGAAAACTGGCAATATCATGATCAAACATCAGCATCTGTTATTCCAACAATCACAGAACCATTAGATGACCCTAATGATGATAATATTATTGCAACAACAGACCCAGTATTTCAAACAAATGCAGACAACTCTATATTTTTTAAACCATCAAGAGCAGACAGATATGAGCGTTGCAGATTTTTAAATAATATGATTCTAATGGTTGGTGATGATGCTGACCTTACGATTGATCCATCAACAGGAAGTTCTGGAGGACATTTTGTTATTGAGCCTGGATCTAACCATATTCATTTAACTGGTGCCGATGTAGATTTTTCAAAGAATGCTCCAACAGATGAATTAAGACTTGCATTTTCTATCATTAGTAAAGATGGAGATTCTTCTGCTGTTCCAGATACCGTTCGTATTCTGGTTGAGTTTGCATCTACAGATGCAGAAAATGCTGGAGAGTTTGCTCGCCTTGAAATTGAACTAGACAACGGATCTGGCACTGGCGGCACATATGATTTTTCAGAAAACAGATATTATGTTATCACAGAGCAATTGCAAAATCTTTATATGACTACTGGTTTTACTTGGGATGCTGTAACAGTAGTTAAGATTTATACATCTATTCAAAATGCAGATGTTCCTACAGGAGATTATTATATTGCATACGATGCCCTTCGTCTAGAAAATGTTTCTACAATCAATCCACTTTATGGATTAACTGGATACTCTGTAGTAAAAAATACAGATGCTGTAACAATTATTAAAAATCCTAATACAAGCAATTATATTGAGTTTAGATTTACTGTCGGAGTTTCGTAATGGCAGATTCTGGTATTAAAAAGTACCGCCAAGAATATGCGGATCTTCCACCTATTAGTAGCGAGACTGAGGGATATTCAATAAGATATAGAATTATATCCGAAGACCGTAACAGAGTTTCTCACTGGTCTCCTGTTTATCTTGTTATCCCAGACTACACATATGTTCCTGGAACTATAAATTTTAGTAGTGGTGGGCAGGTAGCAAGTTTTACATGGGATCCAGTAATAGTATTAAAAGATACGTCTACAGTTTCGGATATTACTAATAAACAACTAACTACTAATTTAGCAACACTTACAACAACAGATGCACATTATATGTCAGTTGATGATTGGGTAACTGTAGAGGGAATAGATGCTACATTTAATGGAACATATCAAATTAATGCTGTGACTACTAATACATTTACTTATTATAAAGATCATGGAAATGTTGTTTCTACGCCAGTAAGCCCTGCAGGCACATATAAAACTAATTCATTAATCAGAAATGCAACAGGATATGATATTTGGCTAAGATGGGATAGAAATGATGGTGGAGATTGGATATATAAAGAAAGAATTCAAACAACATCTATTTCTTATCCACATCCTTCATTTTATACAATAAATGGAGTTGTTCAGCCATCATCACCAAACAGGCTTAGTATTGAAATATATTTAACAGGACAGCCAATCACTAGAGCAGATGGCGCTCCAGGAACACCATTTTTAAAAGTATATAGAATGCTCAACGAAACGATCTAATGATATAATGGAGATATATGGCTAAAGTACCGCTACCAGAACGAGGACAACCGCTAGATGTTACATACATCTATCAGTTGGCTGATACCCTGAATGATCTTTCAACTCAGGTTTCTTCAGCAACATATAACTACACTACTGTAGACACTACTAGTGCAGGAAAACAAAGTATTAAAACATCAGAGGCTAGAATTGTTGGCGGGTATATAGAAGTAGCAAATAACTCTACAGTAAGCGCTGGCAATGAAAAAACATTTGCATATGATTTTTCATCTGATTTTAAGTATGCTCCAATTGCAACAGCAACTGCTTTAAATATTGGAAATACTCCAGCAGGTCAAAATGTTACAGTTATTTTAAAATCTGTAACTACATCAAGAGTAGAAGGAATTGTTAGATTTGGTGCATCTGGAGATCTTTCTCTGGCAATCCATCTAATTGTTATTGGCATTCCTAACTAAGGGGAATAAGTTAAATGATTTATTGCAATAGATGCAAGGGTAGAATGTTCATTGATAGACAATATTCTAGTGTTATGCATTTAGAAACATACTGCATTAGTTGCGGATCAAGAAGGTTTTATCATCCACCTTCTGATAGCAGGGAGGGCTTATGGCTTTTGGCCCAAGAAAACTTGAGAGCAAAAACTACAATAGCCAGCCTGTAATCAAGGGAAATCAAAACATTTGGTTTCTTAATGGTGATTTAGTTAGACTTCATCATAGTTCAAGATCAACAGGCATGGTTACTGTTTACAATATTACAAAAGATAGATTAGAAACTTGTTTCCGTATTGATTTTAGAAAAAATAGAGAAAAGGCCTATACTGTAGCAGAAACTGCACGACTTGTCAATAGGCATCGTAAATATTTTCCATCATTAATTAAACGTGGAGTTATTCCACCACCAACAGGATCAAAAGTTAATGGTGAACGTGGTTGGCAAATAAGAGCATACTACTCTGAGTCGCAAGTAAAAGATATACGTGATATACTTGCAAGTATACATATGGGTAGACCAAGAAAAGATAATTTAATAACAAATAATATGACTCCTACAAGTCAGGAGTTGACACGTAGAACTGGCGATGGTATACTGGTTTATACAAAAACTGAAGATGGCAGGTTTATACCTGTTTGGACAGAGAGCATTAATTAGCCTTTGAAGGAGGCAGTGGTGGAAGAAAGAAATGAAACAAAGGTATCTGTAACACTTGGATACACTCTTAATCTAGGAAACTTTCAATCTTTGCGAGTTGATCTTGGAGTAGTTGATAGCGTTCGTGACGGTGAGACTACCAATGATGCAATGAATCGTGTATATGATTTTATTGAGGCAAAGGTTGTTGAAAAAGTACAAGAAGCAAGAGAAGAAATAACTGAGGAGTAATTGTGGCAGATCGCAAAGACCGTATGGCTTTGCTCAGTCGCTACAATAAACTCCATTTGCAGAGATACGAGCAAAAGTCTAATCTCAACCTTAATGTTGAACAATGGGCTGCAGATGCCCTAGTAGAATCCTATGGCATTAAGTCTTGCTATGATTTATTAGATTATTATTTTGAGGTGTCTCAAACTCCATCTTGGAACTTTTTTGCTTATAATGCACAAGAGATTATGAATGGTAGAGAAGCAACAGAAAAAGATTTATTAGAAAGAGCAGAGCGTAGAAAATTGGCTAGGAAGTGGTTAAGTGAGTAATTCAGAAGCAAAATACCCCCAACTGCTCTGGTAGTTGAAAAGTTTAGAGACTTTGTTCCAGTTTTTGGGGTAGGGGCAACAAAACATCATCTTGAAGAATTACAGGCAGATTATCTCAATGATAGCCTTAAAGATATTATCCGCAATGCTGCCACAGATGTACAAGGCGGACAAGGCGTAAAGGCTCTTGAGCAATTAATTACAAAAACATCAGAATTAAAAAAGAATACATCTGCTATTCGTGATATTGATGCAACAGATATTCAGTCTGCAATTGCATATTTTGAAAATGTAAAGAAACAACAAGAACTTGGTAAGATGGGAATTAAAACAGGCTTGCCAGGGTTTGACAACTACCTGCCTTCAGGAATTATGCCAGGTCAATTGGGGATTTTCCTAGCATATCCAGGTATTGGCAAATCCTGGCTTGCTCTTTACTTTGCCGTACAGGCATGGAAACAGGGCAAGACACCAATGATTATAAGTCTTGAAATGTCAGAGACAGAAGTTCGTAATCGTGTATTTGCGATTATGGGCGAAGGTCTTTGGTCACATAGAAAGATT